AGACTCAACCCGGTTTTTCCGAACGCCTCGCGCGCGCGCGGGACAAGGGTGAGGAGGCGATCGCGCTGGAGTGCCTGGAGATCGCCGACGACGCGACCAACGACTGGATGCTGTCGCCGGACCGCAACGGCAACGAGCTCTACAAGATCAACGGAGAGCATATCCAACGCTCCAAGCTGCGCATCGAGACCCGCCTGAAGCTGCTGGCGATCTGGAACCCGAAGAAGTACGGGGCGAAGGTCGACCTGAACCATGGCGTGCAGCCGGAGAACCCGCTGGCCAAGCTGGCCGAGCAGATCATGGGCACGCCACTCAAGCCCAAGGACTGAGATGGACGAGCAGGCCCACCAGGAGCTTGTGACGCGGCTGGCCGATCCTGATTGGCGAATCCGCAACCTCTACAAGGTCAAGAACAAGGACAAGGAGATCGTCCCGTTTCGGCCGAACGAGGCGCAAGAGGAGCTACTGCAGGCGCTCCACTGGAGAAACATCATCCCGAAGGCCCGCCAGCGCGGGTTTTCGACGCTGATCCAGCTCTTGGGGCTGGATACGGCGCTTTTCCAGCCCGGTAGCGATGTCGGTGTGATCGCCCAGGATCTTGAGACCGCACAGGACATCTTTCAGTCGAAAATCGCGCTGGGCTACGACAAGCTGCCGGCCGAAGTGCGGGCGATAGTGCCAGAAATCAGCCGAACCAAGACCAGCATCGAGTTTGCCAACGGCTCAAAGGTGCGCGTGGGAACCAGCATGCGCGGCGGCACGCCCAATTTCGTGCATGTGTCCGAGTTCGGCAAGATCTGCGCGAAGTACCCGGACAAAGCCCGCGAGGTACTGACCGGCACCCTGCCCGCCGTGCCGATCAACGGCATGGTGTTCATCGAGTCCACAGCCGAGGGGCGCGACGGCGCTTTCTACGAGATGGCCAGCGAAGCCAAGGCGGCGCAGGACCAGGGCAAGAAGCTGTCGCCGCTCGACTTCAAGCTGCACTTTGCGAGCTGGTGGGATGCCGACGAGTACGAGCTTGACCCGGATGGCGTGGTCATCACGCCCAAGGATCAGGAGTATTTCGATCACGTTCAGTCCAAAATCGGCCGACCGTTGAGCGACCGCAAGCGGGCCTGGTACGTCACGATCCGGCGCCAGAACTTTGCCGGTGACAAGCAGATGATGTTCCAGGAGTACCCGAGCACGTTTGACGAGGCGTTTTCGGTCAGCCTGGAGGGCACCTACTACGCGACACAGATTGCAGCCGCCCGCAACAATGGTCAGTTCAAGGAGCACATCCCGGTGCTGCCGGGTGTTCCGTGCTTCACCTTCTGGGACATCGGCAACTCTGACGGCACGGCCATTTGGGTGCTGCAGCGCATCGGCATGGAGTGGCACGCGATCCGGTTCAAAGAGGGATGGGGCGAGCCGTATAGCCATTTCGTGCAGTGGCTGCAGTCGCTCGGCCTGATCTGGGAAACCATGTTCCTACCCCATGACGCCGACCACATCCGGCAGGGCCAGACGACCAACAAGAGCCCGAAGCAGATGCTCGAGGAGCTGATGCCGGGCATCCGGTTCGAGATCGTGCCACGGATCGACGACATCAATTGGGGCATCCAGCAGACCCGCGACGTGTTCCCGATGCTCTACTTCGACGAGGCGCAGTGCAAGGACGGGATTGTCCACATCGAGGCCTACAGGCGGAAATGGAACGAGCGGCAGGCATGCTGGTCGAGCGAGCCCGACAAGACGGGCGGCCATTCTGAGGCGGCCGACGCCCTGCGCCAGTTCGCCCAGGCCTACGCAGGCGGGCAGATCAACGTCAGCCGGGCCAGTTACAAGCGCAAGCGCCCGGGAAGCTGGAGGACGGCATAACTTTGCCCGGGGTGGTTCGCAAATCGCACCAAACGGCATAGAATGACACCGCCACGCGGCCAGGCAACGATGGCCGCACCATGGAGAATGACAATGAGAAACAACCATCCGTCCAACTTTGGCGCTGTATCCGGTGCCAGCCACAACAGCACTGAACCCGTCCGCGAGCCCGAGGCCAGCGCCGCCATGGCCGCGCTGAATACCCAGATCGCTGTCATGCAGGACAAGCTGAAGACGCTGAGGTCTCGCCTGAGCCCCGTCCTGCGGGTTGAGCCCGAAACGGAATGCACAGCGAACATGACCCGGGCATTCAATTCGCCGCTGGCGATCATGATCAGCCAGAGCACCGAGAACGTCTTGGACTTGAACCAGCAAGTCGAAGCAATCCTCGGCCTGCTGGAGATCTGACATGGTGACCGAACAAGAGATCAAAGCAGCCGGCGCCGACAAGGCCCCGCGCATCACGCCTGACGACATCGAGGCGAACATCGCCAGCGAGCACTACTTCACGGCGCTCGATGGCGTCATTGGAGCAGAAGGAACAATCACAACCAATCCCGATGGCTCAGTTCATCGCAGGATCGCGCTCAACGAAGGTGATCTTAATCCCCTACGCCTTCTGACCTTCTGCGTCCTGGTGCTACGCAACGGCTTCACCGTGACCGGCGAGAGCGCCTGCGCCAGCCCGGAGAACTTCAACGCCGAGATCGGCCGCAAGGTGGCGCGTGAGAACGCTGTGCGCGAGATCTGGCCGCTGATGGGCTACGCGCTGCGATCCAAGCTGGCATTCAAGCCGGAGGTGTCTGGCGAAGACTTCCCCCTGGGCAAGGCCTGCGACCTGTCCGGCGATCAACCGTGCGAGGCCTGCCAATGAGCCACTGGAAAGTCACATGGGTCGATGGCGGACAGCTCCGCGAAACCGTTGTTTTTTCTGACCCATACGGCGTGGTCTCTGCTGCCTCCAACGAAGGTGTGAGCGCATATGCAATCATCAAGATCGAGAGGATGCCAGCATGATCCGCGCCGCCCGCCATTGGTGGCGCAAGCGCCAGCTCGACAAGGCTCAGGCCCTGATCGAGTCCTACGGCATGACCGTGGTGAAGCTGCAGGAGGTCGCCGGCACGACCTATCTGGTCAACGCAGACGGTACGGCCATGCGCCTGACCCCAGCCGGGAAGCGCAAATGAGGCGCAACCTTGAAGGCTGGGACGGCTGACCATGCGCCGATCTCTGATCAACTGGTGGGTCTGGACGGCGCGCCCGTTCCTCCTGAACCCGTGGCGGACCATCCGCGACTGGCTCAGTAGGCCGGAACCGCTGACCGCCGACGAGCTGGCCAGCCTGACTCCCGAGGAACGCGAGGCCCTGAAGTGACCGACGGCGCCGCCACCGACTGCAGGGTCTACTACTGCGCCGTGTGCGGCCCCGTCATCCAGGAGATCGTGGACAACCCATTCAGCGAGCAGGAATGCACCGTGACCATGCACCGTGACATTCCGCACCCCTACAACCTGAGCTTTGACGAGGACGAAAACCCGCAATGAACCAAATCAGACCCGGCCAGACCCCGGCCATCGACCTGACCCGGCACGCTTTCATGCGCGAGGTCGGCGACATGGTGGCCATCGGTACCTGGATCATGAATGACGACCAAGAAGACACCGAGCCGGCATTGGTAATTCTTCCCCGTTACCGCCATCCGAGCACAGTAATTCCGTGCGTTATTGGCCTTTCGTCTGCGTACAAGTACAATGACATGAAATACTTGACCCGCGCGGCGCCGGGAATTGCCAAGGCTTTGGGGTTTGAGGACAGCATGACGCGATCCCACAAGATCTGCGACATCATCCATTCTCACCTCCCTGACCTTGTGAGCATGCCAGTCGAGCCGACCGAAGCGGTGGTTGTTGGTGAGGCCAAAGTGACCATGGGCGACGGCAGCAAGCGCAGCGTGGAGTTCATGGACTACGAGCCGGTAAAGCAGATCTAAGGGGCAACGATGTTCGATCTTCGGGATACAAACCTGACCAAGGTGGACACCAATTCCACCGCGGTCGACCGCCTCCCGCAGCCCGAGATGACGGTCGAACCGCCGCCCTCACAATCCCCGCTCGACACCGCAGAAAAGCAGGAACTGCACCGCCTGCTGCTGTCCTATTACCGCCAGGAGATCGACCGCCAGAGCGAAAACCGATTCCAGATGGCGATCGACGAGGACTACTACGACAACATCCAGTGGACCGAGGAGGAGGCCCGCCAGCTCCGCGAGCGCGGCCAGGCACCGATCGTCTACAACGTGCTGGGCCAGAGCATCCATTGGGTGATCGGATCCGAGAAGCGCGGCCGCACCGACTTCAAGATCCTGCCGCGCGAGAAGGAAGACACCGACGCAGCCGAGCGCAAGACCAAGCTGCTGAAGTACCTCTCCGACGTGAACCGCACTCCTTTCCACCGCTCCCGCGCCTTTGAGGACGCCATCAAGTGCGGCCTCGGCTGGCTGGAGGATGGCGCCCAGGACGAGGACGACGGCGAGCCGCTCTACACACGCTATGAGAGCTGGCGCAACATCATCCACGACAGCGCCTCCACCGAGCTCGATTTCAGCGACGGGCGCTACATTTTCAGGAGCAAGTGGGTGGATGTGGACGTGGCCAAGGCATTGTTCCCGGGCCGCGAGGCGCAGATCGACAGCGCCGTGGTCGACGCCAGCATGTACGGCTCCTTCGACATGGTGGATGGCGACGTTCCCATGGACTACATGGAGTTCGACCGCACCAACTACTCGGTGGCCCGCACCCTCGTCACCCACAAGCGCAAGCGCGTGCGCCTGATCGAGTGCGAATACCGGGTGCCCGAGAAGGTCGAGCGCCTCAAGGGCGGCAAGTTCAAGGGTGAGATCTTCGACCGGAAAGACCCGCGCCACATCGATCAGTTGGAGATGGGCTACGCCACCGTGGTCAACCGGGTCATGATGCGCGTGCGTCTGGCCCACATGACGGTCAAGGATCTGCTCTGGGAAGGCCCGAGCCCGTACCGCCACAACCGATTCCGCTGGACGCCGATCTGGTGCTACCGCCGAGGCCGAGACAACCTGCCCTACGGCATGATCCGGGGCATGCGCGACATTCAGGACGACATCAACAAGCGTGCCTCCAAGGCCCTGCATGTCCTGTCCACCAATAAGGTGATCATGGACGAGGGCGCCCTGCCCGACGGCGTGAGCATCGACGAATTCGCCGAGGAGGTCTCCAAGCCGGACGCCATCATCGTCAAGCGTCAAGGCAAGGAACTGGTGATCAACGCCGAGCGCGACTTGGCCGCGCCGCACCTCGAGCTGATGAGCCGGGGCATCAACATGATCCAGCAGGTCGGCGGTGTGACCGACGAGCTCCTGGGCCGCACGACCAACGCCGTCTCGGGCATCGCGGTGCAGCGCCGACAGGAGCAGGGCTCGCTGGCCACCAACAAGCCCTTCGACCAACTGCGCCTGGCCTGCCAGATGCAGGGCGAGCTGCAACTGAGCCTGATCGAGCAGTTCTTCACCCAGGAAAAGACTTTCCGCATCACCAATGAGCGCGGCACGCCGGAATTCATCAAACTGAACGACGGCCTGCCGGAAAACGACATCACCCGCTCCAAGGCGGACTTCATCATCTCCGAGGCCGACTGGCGCGCCACGATGCGCCAAGCCGCCGCCGAGCAGTTGCTGGACACCATCTCCAAGATGCCGCCCCAGGTCGGGCTGCTGCTGCTGGATCTGGCCGTCGAGAGCATGGACCTGCCCAACCGCGAGGAAATCTCCAAGCGCATCCGCAGCATGACCGGCATGAAAGACCCCGACCAGACCGAGCCGACTCCGGAGGAGCTGCAACAGGCCCAGGCAGCGAATGAGCAGGCCCAAATGCAGGGCGCCATGGCACAAGCCCAACTGGAGGGCGCCCAGGCCGATGCAGCCAAGAAGGTAGCCGATGCCAACCTGTCCAAGGCCCGTGCCGAACGTGAGCAGGGCCTGGCCATGAAGGATCGGGTGGACGCCACCAACACCGCCATGACCGCCGCCCAGACCGCCATCACGATGCCGACCATTGCCCGGGTGGCCGATGGCCTGCTGCAGGAGGCCGGCTGGACCGATTTCACGGCGCCGCGCATGCCCGCTGTTGCTATGGCGCAACAAGGCCTGCCGCCGCAGCCACCGCAGCCCCAGCCGCCGATGGACAATCCTGAACAACAACCACCGATCGAGCCGGGCATGCCCGAGCAGCCGGTGCAATAGAACTCAAATGAAAACCGCATGTCGCGGAAAACCTAGGAGTAGACGATGAGCAAATCTGACATTGATGACGGCCTGACGGACGAGGAGCGCGCTGCGCTTCAGGAAGACGATGGCTCCGGCGCTGTCGTCGACCCCGCCTCTGCCGAGGACAACAAAGGGGACGACGATGGGAAAACTGTCGAGGATGAAAAGGGAGATGCGGGAGACGGCAAGCCCGACGCCGCCGCCAAGCCCGGAGATGCTGCCACCGACGCAGCCGACGCCGGAACGACCACCGATGAAGCTGCCGCCGAAACCGTCCAGCAA